CTTTCGCCCAATATCTGTGACATAGAAGGTCTCCTCAAATGTCTGTTGTGCGCGGCTATCTGCTGACGATCTTTCAATCAACGTATCGGCTACTTGAGAACACATCCATTTTGGAATACCTAATGCAGCTCCAGCCGTATTGAGAATAGATTTTGGCTTATAACTCATTACTGAGCCTAGCCGTGTGGCATGATTTTGGCCATATTTACTCCTAAGATAATCAAATACGAGAGAGCGTTTAGTGTCAGAGAAATCAAGATCAATATCAGGAAGATCCGCCCGTGTGACATCGATGAACCTCTCGAACAAAAGGTTGAACTTTATCGGATCAATAGTTGTTATACCCGTCAAAAAACAGACTAATGATCCTGCTGCGCTACCACGCGCAGGCCCAACAATCATATTCTCTTTAGCATATCTGACTAAATCAGCCACAATAAAGAAGTAATCTTGGAAATTCTTCTCATGTATCAGGTCTAATTCCATTTTGAGTCGTTTAGCATAAATTTCATTAGTGAGATCTACACCAAGTTTCCATGCTCCTTTATTGCATATTTGGCTTAATGAGAATTCCTCTTTAATTCTAAATATATCAGCTTTTAATAATTTGGCGTTGCATCTATTCAAAATATCGTTTCTATTGGAAATAGCTTGTGCCGCATCTTCCATAGATACGGCATATGGAATTGTATTAAGCCATTCCTCATCATCTAAGATATATTGAGGCGATAATGATGTTTCTGCATTCATATTCAAAATAACATGATAAGGTAAATCATCTTTAGCTCTTGGATACACATTATCTGATGATGCTACAAATTTATAACCAATTTGCTTTGCTTCTCGATATAATCCAATTGGCGTAGATGGAGACAATGCAATATACACATCATCTTCTGGAAGCATCTCACCTAATAAAACTCTATTATCAGCAATTTTAATTACATCCTTCGCTGCATATACTTCCTCATATGTCATTAACGGATAATGCCCAATTTTAGATGTCGTATCAAAAACTAAATTGTTAATTGAACGTAATTTATTAATGGCGAAAAATGTAAAGTGTGATACTGATGGCTTTTTCTGACCTAGTTGTGCAGTAACTCCAATTTCTACGCCAAATACAGGTTTGATATTTGCTTTTTCACAAAGAGTATCCCATTCAACAAACCCAAACGTGCTAAGGCGGTCTGATATTGGCGCTGCTGGCCAATTTAATTCCATAACACGCTTATGGACATCATCTATCTTTCCATAAGCGTATCGAAATGAATATGCAGTCCTGATGCGCATCAGAGCCACCCACGTTTTCGCATTTCAATCGCACATTTAGCAGTTATTTGCACATCAGTGTCAGCTTTATGAGCACCTTCAAATTGCATTCCAAATAATTCCATGTGTAAGTTACTTAGACTCAATCTAAAGCCTTTTAGAAAAATGCTGTTCTCAACTAGATCTAAAGCTCTCGGCCATTTAGGAGGTGGTGTATTATATCTTCTACATTCAAACTCTACCATATCCATATCGAAGCGCACATTTTGTCCGATTATCAGATCACCTGATCTAAGTTTCGGAATCAAAAATGGCAACTCCATTTCAATAGACGGCATGTCTTTTACATATTCATTTGTAATACCGTGAACTTTAATTGCATCTGCTGCTATTGGCCTTGAAGGTCTGAACATTTTATAATACAAGTCTTCCATTCTAGGAATATCCAATTCTACTGAAAGTACAGCTATTGACACAATTTCTGGTTGCGTATCAAGTTTGCGCGCTGGGTTTATAATTAACCCAGTTGTTTCTGTGTCAAATATGATTGCCTTCATTTAGATTGGGTCCTCGGCTGGGTTCTCGCCCATTTTTCAAATCTACCTTCTAAAGTACCCAGATATTTAAGTCTTGCAGGACTCAAAGAATCCTCTGTTGAGTCTCTAAACTCTGTAGTGAGTGCCCCACGCTTATCATATCCTCGTAGCGCCTCAAGTGCTTCTTCTTGACCTTTAGGGTGATTAGCGTCGATCATATTAGCGCAAGTCCAGCCAGCAGCTAGCCACTTGTCGAAGTATATTTCTCCTACTGAGCCTGGAATAGTAACAATTTCAACTATAGGTTTCTTTTCATTATGATTAATTTCTGGCTTTTGATTAATATGTTGCATATAATTTGCCATATAATCCTTGCCGATTACTTGATATAAAGTGTCACCAGGTCTTCCTAGAGATAGTATTTTCTTCATTTGTTCTAATTTAGGGCCAATAGTAGGTAGCTCATTGGTGAGCTGTTCGATATTTTTATCGTTTGTCATTCTACTCTCCCTAGATGATGATAGTACCGTCTATGTCGTATGTTAATAGGAAGCCATTAACCATTGCCATTTGCCGATAATGTTGCCATATTCCCATAGGCCAAATATTTTGATCTTCCCACGAACCTAAAGTTTTGACTACTTTACTCCAAATACCACGTTTCCGTACAAAATCTAAATCATAATTTTGATTTATATTTCCTGGGAATAATGAATTTCTTTCAACTATATGATTAATTGGAACATGCAATCTGCGCGCTATATAATATCCATCTAATAAACATGTAAAACTAATAACTGAATCTTCCATTGCTCCTAAAGCATGGAAACCATTATTCATCAATCTTAATCTATCTCTGTTGCGCAATATGATTCCTCGATTGGTATTTAAATGCCCTTTGTTTGTGATATATACTTCGTTTTCATGAAGTTTACCTTCTTCTCCCCAATTAGCTCCTAGTAATATTGCTCCACAATCTTTATTGCGCTCCATATATAAACAGCATTCATTTATAGCTTCTGATGATCCTTCGTTAAATTTGAAATCATCATCACCTACGAATATCAAATCTGCATTTCCTGCCATTTCCAAACTATCTTGTCGAATTGAGAAATAATCTATAGCTGCAAATGATTCATAACATTTCCATTTTACATTCCACCTATCCATTTTAACATTATGATAACTTAATGGTGGATTGATTAATACATTCATAGTATAGCTATCAATTATATATGGAGGCACAGCCATTCTGTAATTGAAATGATAATATAAATGCATCAAGTTCGTATTGTTATTTGATATAAAGCAGAAAGCTAGTCTCATTTCTTTTCCTCCGCGTATGGATTTACCTCTTTGTGAACTCTATCAAATGCTGCTAGCATCAGCGAATAATTTGAAATATCAATTAAACTATCCTCATGCCCATCACGAAACATATTTATCACATACCGACAAAGTTTATCAACTATATATGATACAAACTTGTAGCGCATCATTGCTTTATATTGACCTGGAATTCCTTTTGGGAACAAATGCATCATTATCACTATATACAAGTTTTCGCTATGATACGATGTGTAAAGCTCATTCCTTTCCTTCATTATTTGAAGAGCTTCCTCCGCTATTTTTACTGCCATTTCCGATTCTGTTATTGTGTTCACCATTTATGTTCCTTATCTGGAGGGTGGTGATACCTAGATTGAAAAAAGCTAAGATTGTTTCTTCATTATCATCAATCAAACATCCTATATTTCTGAAATCTTTTTTAAAACGATCTTCAACCATTTTAACTTTCATTTCTGCGTTTTTTAAAAAAACGTCATCAGGGCGCATTAACATCTCATCTATGTTAATATCATGCTTTAACAACCAATTAGTTGTTAATTTCCTATGTTTCTCAGTTCTACCTGTGACACCAATAATTGTATGACCGCCATACCATAATGTATTAATCAGTTGCACGATATTCCAAAATGGTTTATCGTGTTTTGATTGCTCGTGATACTCGTCCCAAGAAACAGTACCAATCATACTGTCACGCCAAAAAGAGTTAGCAATAGTATGATCAAAATCAACTAAAATAAACATGCTTAGTCAATCCCACTCTTCATTATGTCGATCTTACGATACATAGCCACTTTTTCTTCTGGAGTTAATTTTTCATTATCGTATATTAAATCCAAAAGATCCTTGTATGCCTTCATTTGATCGGCTTTATAGAATATATAAAACCAAGGATAAACACTTTCTATCTCCATAATGCAAGCATCCATAACGCCACGATATTCTGCTTGGACCCTACCACTTGTGCGTTTCCGAACCACTCCTATAAAATTACGCATATTAATTGATAAACAAATGTTAGTGTGAGTATTCAAAGGCAATACGCCTCTAGCATCCTCAACATTAACACCTGCATCAATAAGAAATTTATAACATTGAAATGAATTCTCCATTGTATTGCGATACGCACCTACTACCATTCTATCAGCCGAAATCGATGGGCCTGTTTCATAAGTAAAATCCTGCACCTCAACAACACGAAATGATTGTTGCGCATATGATGCTTGTCTAGTGCGCGTCAATTGCTGGCAAAATGCCCTACTGACTTTCTCTACTAAGAATGTGAAATGCACAAATTCCCAAGAACCTGGGTTTGTATCTGACATTACTCTTAAATTGAATAATACTTCATCTTCAGACATTTCTGCGATTTTGAGCATTAAATCTGGATTCATATTCAAACGTGTCGATTTAGTGAACAAAAGAATATTAGCAGCATGACGCGCAGGATTTGGACAACCATTACCTGTATAGTCGATTAGCGTGACCTTCATTGTATACCTCCAGTTATCCAGCTCTCGATCTTACGAATATCGCCTACAAGATCATCAAGCAATAGCTTGGGTCTCCATGTAGCATATCGTCCCAAACTAAATGTATTATAATTGACAGTTGCCCATCGTTGAAATTTCTTGCGTTCTGCTTCATCTATTTCTGTAATTTTGAAATATTGTTGTTTTTTAAATTCTCCATCTAAAACAACAGTATCATACAAACCAAGAGCATTATAAGCAAGAGCAAGATCAAGACTTTCTGGAATTTCCTCTCTATTTGGAAATTCTATCATCAATTGATTTCCAGTTATAGTAGCGCGACTATAAGGCCCTGGTCCTGGAAATAATACAGATACATACGCATCACAATCTAATACTCTACCAGTA